GCAGGAGGTTTGAGTGGAGAGCAACTTAGACTTAGCCTTGCCGGTATTGAACATGACTTGAGTGAAGAGGAACTGAATGATATTGCCAGCACACGAGCAATGAAGTTGATGTTTCAGTATACACATGACATCAATTCCGATTCGGGAAAGGGTGCTGTAAAGGGTTTAGTTCGCTTACTATTAGATGAAATAGGCTCGCACCATGATGATGAGAATTACGGTATGCACTTGAGTCACGCTAAAGGTGCGACTATGCATGACAGCACTCAGTTTCACAAGGCGGCCAATTTAGTGGCTCAAAAAATAGTAGGGCATATGAGCAATGCGGCGCATAAGAGAATGATGGACGGTATGTCGCAAGAGGATGCTGTCAACAAAGTAGTGCAGACCATGCGCAATTCAAACCTTAATACAAAAGGTAAGTTTGTTGAAAAAGAAGGACTAAGAGAAAAGACTGAGGCTGTTATTGATGCACTACTTGGAGCAACGGGTCATGAGAACTTTTCTTTGGGCGACATACCTACGGATAGAGAAACCCAGCACTTACGGACTCCTATGCCACAGTTTGAACATCATGATATTCCTCAACACTGGCAACACAGAATAGTAAACCCCAATGAGGTAGCATCGGTTGGTAATACATTTGCAGAGCCAAGAGAACAGTTGAGACCTGCTCCTTCGACTATACCTCCTCAACAAGAAGAACCACCTATGGCCGCACCTCCTATGGCCGCACCTCAAGCAGGGCCGCAATTGACAAGAGTGATGCCGTCCGGAGCACCGGGTATTCGACAGGCCGGTCCAGCGGCTACTGCTTTTCAACAAGAGCGAGGCATACCTCAAGGGCAGACTTTCTTTAATCCGCAAAACTCTCAAGAACTTATGCAACAACCTATTCGCACCAGTCATGATGTCGCCAGCGGCATTGATATGATTAGAAAGAAAATGGGCTACTTTGATGGCTTCTTAAGAGGTGAATACTGATGGACAAAGTATTGGTCGTTAAGGCTGTCAAGCCAAACTACAACACACTGAGCGGTGGCCCTCCTATTATGATGGTTGGCGGCGGCGGTGGTGGCGGTCGAGGAGGGACAACTATGCGACAAAGAGTAGGTGGTCTTGCTGGTGGACTTGTCGGCGTAGCAGGTGCACTTGCAGGTCAACACCGTAGTCTCGGCAGTCTTGCTCAATCTATGATAAGTGGTGGAGCGCAAGGAGCCGCTCTTGGTGGTAGTCTTGGTCGAAGGCTTGTAGGTCGAAAAGGACAAGCAAGAGCCGATTTACGAGAGGCCAGTCGTCAACAACGAGCAGAGGATAGGGCTCGTAGTGCAGAAGAACTTCGCAATCAAGGTCGAGGAATCGGTAGTAGATACAATCCGGCAGCGAAAATACGCAATTATAATTATAGAGTCGGTCGACAAGAAGACGAAAAAGAAAAACTTGTAAGAGTCCGTAACCAAGCGGCTGACTCGGCAAGAGGTGCTATGGGGGATGAGTATCGTCGACAAGGTAACGAGATGCGTAGACGGAACCAATCACGAGAAGAAGCACAGGCTCGTGCCGAAGGTAGCGAGTTTGGTGAAGAAAACAAAAGGTTCGCTCAAGATTACAGAGATATGCGAGAAAACCTACAGGGTCTTTCCGAAGAGAACAAGAATCAAGTATTCAACGACTTAAACCAAGCCTTCAAAAATTACAGTAATACTTCAAGAGTAAACCCTACTCAAGGTTCGGGTATGACTGTTGTGGTTGATGCCGGAGGCAATCAATTAGCGCAGGGGCCGCAGATGAATAACATGAGTGCTATACAGTTGCCTCCTGCACCCGGTAGCGTTCGTAGCGGTAATGAATCGGCTGACAGAGAAGGCCAAGGTATTAACGATGCTCAAGGTTTTAATTTTGAAACTGAGAACGAACCGGGTGATAATATGAAGTCTAAAACTCTTGCTGGTGCTATGCAAGAAGACGAAGAAAAAGACCCAAGTCAACAAGTGCTTGTTCAAGATAACCAACGACCGCCTCAAGGCAACCGACAACAGGGACCTTCAACCCTCCGAGATGCATATAATATGGATGAAGGGGAGTGATGCCCCATGTCCGATGTCAATCAACTCATCCATGATATGGACACCAAGATGAGTAAGAAGTCATTTGAATACTTCTTTACTGAGATTTTGGAGTTTGAGTTTTCTCATCATCATAAGTGCTGGCTAAATGGCCTTAACGGTAACAAATACTACTGTGTTAAAGCGAGCCGAGACCACGGTAAGTCTGTGTTCTTCATGTCCTATGCGCTTTGGTTGGCCGCTTTCAATCCGAATACGCATGTTATGGTGTTCAGTCACTCACTTGAGCAGACGCTTGAACACATGCGATTCATCCGAGGTAACATCGAATCAAGTGCTATTCTCCAACATCTCAAGCCGCAAGGTAAGCCTTGGGCCAAATCATACTTTGAGTTCTCCAACGGCTCCCGTATCATGGCAAAGTCCGTTGGCGGTGCTACTCGTGGTTTTCACCCCGATGTTGTTGTCTGTGACGATATTCTTTGGGGGACAACCACAGGTGAACTTCAACGAGCCGCTGACTGGTTCTATACCGTTCTCCTCCCTGTTCTTCACCACACTGGTCGATTGATGATGGTCGGCACACCGTTCAGTTACAACGACTTGTATGCGGAATTAGAAGACAAAGACACATTCACAGTCGAGACTTATCCGGCTATCAACACGAAAGGAGAGGCACTTTGGCCTCAGCGATGGGACCTTGAGGCCCTCAAACAGCGTGAGAACTCTATGCCAGCGATTAAGTTTGCAAGAGAGTATCTCTGCGAGCCTATTCACGACATGTCGAGTATGTTCCCGATGAGTCTACTTGAGAAAGCAAGAGACAGCGAACTGGTTCTACTGAGACAAGCAGAGCAAGACTTCGATGAAAACGGAGAGGCCAGTGGAACTTTCGGCCAACACTTTGTAGGCTGGGACCCCGCCATTGCTTCGGACGCTAATGCTGACTATACCGCTATGACAATACTGCGTATACTTCCCGACAGTGACGAAAAGCAAATCGTTCACTCCGTTCATCAAAAAGGACTTAACAGTTCTGCTCAAAAGAAAGAAGTCATTCTACTCAACAGTCGTTTCCGCCCCGACCTTATCGAACTTGAAGGTAATAACTTTCAGCGTATGTTTGAAGTTGAACTGAAAGAGATGAGAGAAGACATACCCATCAAGACTTTTATGACGACAAGGCAAAAGAAAGAGTCTATGTTCATGAGTTTGCTCTTGGCGTTTGAACAAGGTCAAATTAAAACTCCTTGGGGCGACGAAAAGAGCAAAGAGTTTACACGGAAACTTGAGACTGAATTAAGTCGGTTCGGTATGCAAAAGAACGGACGACTGGAGTCTGTAGGTAGCCATGATGACTTGGCTATGAGCCTTGCTTTGGCTAATTGGGCAACTAAGGAGTTCAAAGGTAGCATTGTTTTACTTGACGATTACCTTGAAGGAGTCGATAGTTGGTTTGGCGATGTCCCTCAAAACTCAGTAGCAGGTGCTAATTGGTTTACGATATGATTAAATGACACCAAAAGTTGGAGATACTATGTGGCCGAGTCTTTCTGTAGGAAACAACCATCTCACTGTCGATATGGGTCATGACATTCTCACTACAATTGCTTCTAATCTCATGGCTCATCCTCATGTTGACGAACGAATAGCCAAGTCAATAGCCTCTCAATCGGTTATTTTTTCCGAAGACACAGTAGCGGCACCGCAATATGCACCCTTTTCCCCTACTGGAGAGGGTTGGTTTGAAGACCGATTAGGGAAGAGTGCCAATGAAATTATTCGCAGTTTAAGAAAAGCAAGAAGAGTCTTCAAAGAAGACAAGACAGAGATAGATGAAATCATCAAGAGCGTAAGGACTCTCAAAAGTATGGAGGTCGACGCAACACTCGCTCGCCTTGATTGGGCAGAACCTTATGAGGACACCATGAGAAAAATGGGATTGTCAAACAAAGACCTACGCTCTCTTCGATTGTTTGGTAATACAAGAAAAGCCAGTCTTTTGCGAGCATGTAACCTTTGGGACAGTGCAGATGATGCATTGGTGAAGTTGGACGAGTTTCAAGATGTATGGGGTGAAGAAGAAAAGAACGCTTGGGTCGGTGCTATGAAACAAAAGCAGGATGCAAGAAAGGTTTGGAGAACGGCACTTCATCAGTTTGATTCTCTTTCTAAAGAACAGCAGAAGTGGATGAAACTTGCTAAACAAGAGATGCAAGAAAAAGGAGCAATGACTGCAAGAGTCGTTGCTGGTAACCTTATTGAAAAAGGCGTATCGAGACTTAACGCTACGAGGCTGTCAAAGTTACTCAATATGTATGGTGAAGAGATTAACATCATCAAAGGTCACCGCAAGGGTGAGTTCATGTGCATGGACCGAGACGGTTTGATTATCAAAGACAATTGGGCATACGCCGCAGGTTTTCTTGACGCTGATGGTTACATTACAATCACTGAAAGAGGAGAGCCAAGAGCAGGGTTCATCGCAACTGGTGACCGAGGGCGCATGCACTGTGAAGAATTGCATAAGCACATAGGTGCTGGTGTATTACAACTCGACCAAAAAGTGTATTCGGACAATCAGCGAAGCCAGCACCGTGTCAGTTTCTATGCTAAGGATGACTTGAATAAATTACTCACTCATCTCACCCCTCATTTAAGAATGAAAGACATGCAGGCAAAGGCTGTTATGTCTTACATACAGGAAAAAGACCCTGTGAGGAAAACACAGTTAAAGCGGTTTGTTCAGTTTTCTAATCGTGACGGAACAACCAAAGGTAAGGACTCGTTGCGAGAGTGGGGAGTCGACCGAGATACAGTCATAAGTTGGGCGGAGGATTTGTAATGGCAGAAAAAGGTAGAGTAGGTCGATTGCTTGAGTCAATCAGCAGTCCATTTCGTAGAAGAACAACGCCCGAACCACAGATGCCGTTATGGACAACTGGTATACAAGAGCCAGTGCTTGTCCAAGGTATTACTATACCTGCTCTCTATGCGGTCGCTCAAGAAAACTTGATTTTACGAACTGTCCTTAGTACATTACAGCAAGAAGTATTCCGAAGAGGCTATCGTTGGGAGAAGAAGTTTAACAAAAAGTGCGGAGATTGCGATGCGGAGTTTCAGCATGATATAGAGGAATGCCGAGACTGCGGCAGTATGAATCTACAAGAACCCGATGCAAATCAATTGGTTTACCCACGCTGGTTACTTGAACAAAGAAACGCTATGGAGCAGACATTTATGGATGTACTGAGAGAAATAGAGTATGACCTCAACATCACCGATGATGCCTTCTTAGTGCTTGTCAAAGAGTATTACCTTGACCCCGATACCAACGAAATGGTATTCTATAGAGTGAAGGAGATAATAAGAGGAGACCCCATATTCATGCGAATCATCGCTGACAAGCGAGGTGTTCGTGGCGGTCGTTTCCGAGTTTGCCCTATACATCGAACCGAAGTTAAGTCATTTTCGGGAGACGACAAACAATGCCCAACATGTGGTACAGACATGGAGGATGTTCATCATGTCAATACAGCAGGTAGCGGCAAAACGCAGTATTACCTCAAAGGCGAAGTCATACATGTAAGTAAGTATCAACCTTCTAAGTTGTATGGTCGCTCTCCTGTTTCTACGCTTTGGCGACAGGCTATGACATTAACAGCCATGGATAATTACATGTATACTGCTTATTCAAAGCGGAGAATACCGAGAGGTATTCTAAGTATTAACACCGATAACCTTGAGTCTATGAAGGCGTTTTGGAAGGCTACTGACGAGAAACTTGAGCGAGACCCGCACTATATTCCTAAAATTGCTACAGAGGGTAGCGGTAAAGGCGGAGTCAACTGGGTTAAACTGATGGATAGTCTTGAAGAAATGCAGTATATTCCTGCTCGTGATGAAATGCGACAACGCATAGCGGCTTTCTACGGAGTATCAAATGTATTTATGATGGACACTGGTAAATCCGGCGGACTCAATAACGAAGGCATGCAAATACTTGTTACTAATCGGGCGGTTGAGTTCGGTCATAAAGTCTACACCGAACACCTTTTCCCTATGATGATGGAACAATTAGATGTCCAAGACTGGAAACTTTCACTTTATCCAAACGAAGAAGAAGACGAAGTAACTCGCCTCCGAAGAGACGAGATGGAAGTCAATATCGCTCAGCGTATGATGATGCTTGGTTACAAACCGACGCTTGTCGAAGACTCGGACAGAGACATACGCTTCATTTACAAACAGCCCGACCCAGCAGAGGCTCCTCAACAACCTCCGGGCGGCATGCCTCCGGGCGGTGGAATGCCCGGTATGCAAATGGGTGGAGGCATGGGAACACCCGGTGCTTTACCAAGTAGGAACATTAGTCCTCAAGGTGCTGCGCAAATGGCTCGACAAGTTGGCATGGCAAATCCCGGCGGGGAAGGTATGGGCTTGAGAAACAGAGGCCCAGCCAGCCCTCAAAACAGAACCAGCATGGGTGCAGGTGCTCCATTTTCAAGCGTTCAGCAGCGAGGCTCACAGCCAAATGCCATTGAGCAGGCTAATCAAGGCGTTATGAATGCAAGAAACCCAAGAGGGGCTTAGGAACATTAAAGTCAAGGAGCGTATTGGACATGAGCATGGACTTGAAGAAACTTGACCCTATGGCAAGAAAAATGCGTGCACATGTGGATGCATTTTACAAGGCATTAGAAGAAAACAACACGAACGGTGCAATCGACCATATCAACGAGGTTCGTAAGTTTGCAGAATACCTTTCCGAAGATGTATCTACTGCTATTACGAAGTCTCAAGTTGCTGTTTCTCACGGTATCAATGATGTTTACGCTGGCGGAGTTCCTGTCCGTAAGACAAAAGAGATTGAAACAGTTCACCAAACCACTTCAAATGTCTTGCCCGGAACAATCCGAACGAGTCGCTTTGGTACACTTAACCGACAAATGAACAACCGGACACTTTGAGGTGATTGTTTGAGTAACGAGGGAGAGAATGTTGCCGAACGATTGATGAGTGCATTGATTAACAAAATGGAGGCTATGGACAATGGCCTTAATCGACTGCGATTAGAGAACGAAGAGTTGAAAAAAATGGTTGCCAATCCTGCGACTATGATGAAAAGGGCTGGTTTTGTATCAGCGTCTACGCAGAGACCGCATGATGTAATGGTCGATGGATTTAGAGGAGATGTTTCCGATTCAATCCTTAAAGGACAAGACGGTGCTGAAATATCAATGCCATCGACAAATGCAGATTTTCATAAAATGGACTGGTCCGAGATTCACGCATTGGCAGACCAAGCCAAAGAGTCCGGCTCAGTCGGAAATAAATTAGGTATGGAGTGATACAGATGAGACCGAGATTTGAACCAGCGAGCCCAATGACTCATGAACTGCTAAAAGCGGCTAAGGAGTTGGAGATGAGAATAGCGAAGAAAGAAGGTAGTATGCCGGATTATTCTAATCAAGAAGAAGGCGCAACTACCGGCCACGCTCGATTTGAGATTCAACCCGCTGGTATTCCTAATGCATTTTACAATACAAACAACGCTGTTCCTAAAGTAGAGGATGTCGCAAACAAAGGCGCAATATCCGAAAACAGCAACATTTTGACACAGGCTTCACCTTACTATCCGACAGCGTTCAGCACGACTGGGGCTTTGGAAAACACCGCAGGCGGCGACAGTCCAACAATGGCCGATGTGAAGAAATCCGTAGAGCGATTGTCCAGCCGTTTGCAATAAGCGGTTGGTGATGTGAATGAGAGAAGGTCCTTTGGAAACTCTTGACAGGCATCGAAGTATTTTCAAAAAGTCGCTTGCTGATAGTATCGGTAAGCCCGATGCTGGTGCTGACTTCTTTATGTCGGCTGTAAATGCAGAAAGAAAGGGCTACTTACTCGATAAGCAGGATGAGGCTCTCATCAAAATGTTTTACTCTGTTATTAGGAAAGTTGACGAAGACGGTCAAATCTCCGGCCAGTCTGCTTCTTATGACCTTAACACCGAAGGCGAGGGGATGCGAGCCGAAGGGACTTCGGAGGCGGCAATGGGATATGCAATGGGACACGGTGCAGGGATGAACCTTGCAGACACTCCAAGTTATGATGAGCAGAGGATTGTTCCTCCCGCACCCGGACAGTCATTAGCAGGTCGTCAGTTTGAAATGGTCGACGGGCATGAAGACGACCCATATCGAACTCATAACTATCTCGGCTCGGACATGAATCCTCTACACGGTAATTATCATAACATTGTTGGAGACTTCTACCATCACGAAGACCATGCGGAGGACCCTCAAAGCCTCAAAGACGCAGACAAAGAAACGAGATGGGAAAACCACATTAAAGACGACCCTGCTGACTTCTTATTGAATAACGGTCATTACGGTAAATTAGATACCGAGCACGCTACAAATCATGCTCTTTGCGAAGACGATTATAGAAACTGGGCCCAAGACAATTCGGAACTTGTCGACAGAACAATGCTTAGTTTACAAGACCAAGGTGCCGATGATAGGCAAATAAAGCATGCTTTGAGAAAACTACACATCGACGAAAAGAAAGCCGAGTGGAAAGAAAACTTGGGTTTGATGGATTACCTGTTTGGCATGGAGTGGTTGACTCCCGAAGAGCGAGATAATGCTTACAAGCACATGCAAAAGCATGGTGCCGCATCCGGAGAACGGTTTCGCACAAACCGACACACAGGCAATCCGGATTTTATGCCAAGGTTTATTCGCAATTTTCACCAGCGATTTGCCGGTCTTTACGACCATTGGATAAGAGACCCTTCTCGACCCGGACACGGTATGAGAATACAACCAGTCAACTTATCCGAAGCGGCTGAACACATTACACCAAGTGCTAATTTAGAAACTATGCAAGAGCATCAAACGCCCGGTAAAGACACTACTTGGAAAAGAGCAGTCGACCATATGAACCTCATGTTGGGTGATTATGCTATTGTAAATGATGAAAAGCCTATACAAATGGCATACAGCGATACGCCTCTTATACATGGAAAAGGTAGAGGTAAGACGCTGGACGCAAGTCACCTACAGATACATCCTCAACGACAAGTCGTTGATAAGAAAAAAGGTACAGTGCAAAATCGGTTTCCGGGTTATGACGCACTTAAATTGATGCTTGGTGTAGATGATAACCATCAACTTTACCCAAAGGGCGAACATCCTGTTTGGGGTAGTTTATGGAACCCTCATTTTGAGCAGGGAGAAGTCGATGAGATATTTAGAAAGCGAGGCGATGATGCTAAGCGAGTTGCGAATGCTGGTAGAATGGCGAGAACCCATTCACCTATGCATTATGGTTTTGCCATGGACGACGACAAGTATGATTACCTTGACGACCATGAAACAGCGTCGACTTTTTGGCACTTGCCATTCAAAGGTAAAGGTGGTTTGCATAAGCATCCGAACGAACTGTTCAACAAACTTCACCATCACACTCTGTCCTATGATGAAAAACAAAAAGAGCAGGGGCGAACTTATGACGAAGCAGGTCAGTTGATTGAAGACGAAGAAGACGACCGCATGAGAGGGTTTGGAGATTACTTGTCTCAAATTGAACAAGACGAGCAAGCCAAAGAAGTTGATGAAAAAGAAAAAGAATACGAGCAATCTCGTGAAGGAGTAAGACAGCACAGTCTTTTGTTTTCAAGAACGAACACAGGTATTGAAGGTCGTCACGGATATGATTTAGAAGGAGAAGTTCAAGACTACGGTATGCTACCGTTTATCGCTCCCTTTGGACAAAAAGAGAATCAGTTATTTTCAATGATGGGCCAAGGTGGTAAGTCTATTCGCACCAATATCAAAGGTGACCCAATGGATGCCCAAACAAACCTCAATCCACATAACATCGTCATGTCATCGGGAATTAGAGGAACGGGTGGAGGTAACGCTCAGTATGCAAGGCATGCGGCAACGGTAGATTCTGCGTTTAACAACATTGTTCATGGCGATTATCACAATGCCCGAAAGACAGGAGATGCTGAAACTGCTAACAAAAGGCATAAAGCCTTACAAGGTCGCAACCATCTCCGTGTCAGTCATCCATTTATGGCAATAGGTGGTGCTCTTAGCGACGAGCGTATGATGGCACATGGTGCTCACAGTTACCACACCGTAGGTCCTATGTTGGGAATGGCGCATGCTCCTATGGATGCACCTCATGATGTTCACTCCTTGACTGACAACAGACTAAGGCCAACACTGGCAAATCACAAAGAGGATTTAGCGGCGTTAAGAACAAAGCCTCATCAGTTTGAGCAGGCTGACTTGGATGAAGAGTTGGAACAGATAGAGCGAGATTATGAATCACAGATGGCTAATGCTGAAAGACTGACTGACAAAGAACTCGGTGAAATCGTTGATTTTGAAACCCTCCGTGACAACATGAGTGTTGATGATAAAAAACAACTCATAGCGGACGAATACGAAAGAAGAATGGAGAGAGCAAAAGAGGAACATAGGCTAAGAGCGCATGTTCCTTCTACTTTTAGTCAAATGAGATTACCTCTACACTTGAACCCAAGCGGCTCAGTTTCCGGAGTGTTAAGTCGACAGCCTCTTTCGGAGGCTACGCCGGAATATGAACAAGCACTTGCTGAGATGAGTCTACTTGAAGAAAGCCTTCAATTGCGACAAGAAATAAATGACAAGAAAGGAGAGCAAGAGATAAAGGACCGAATAGCGGATAAGAACAAAGAACTCGATGACCTTGAATCTCAACTTGAAACGACTGGTAAAGGTGGTGACCGCTTTTCTCAGCCCGGACACGACTCAATACTTGAAGACAGACTGCGTGCTGATACAGGTGCAATTAGTCAAGCGGGAGCGCACTTACAGCGTAAAATGATTCAAGAAGACCCTGCACTTTACAATCATATTTTTAATCCCGACCTCGACCATGAAACTGCCGAAGCAAACATGAGAATGTTCGCTATGATGGCAAATGATTATCTCAACACAGTTCCTCATAAGAAACACGGTATACATACAAAGGCCAGTCACCAGTATACAGAAGACGGGCATCAAGGTCAAGTTGACATTGGCACAGGTGTAAAGCATGCTTTGGCAGGACATTCAAACAAAGCGGGTATACAGGCTTTGCAAGACAGAGATGGATTTATCGAAAGTCTTGGACTTGACCCGAATAACGAGTATCATAGAAAAACCGCTTTGGATTATATTGAGAATCACATTATACCTCAACTCCTACAAGACCCCACATACTCTCCGTCTGTCATGACAATGAAGCAGTATGTTGAGCAACTTCATCCCGACCTCGATATAGACAAGGCTCTTGCGTCTCTTAAGTTAAGAAAAGGAGCGAGAGATACTGACTTCTTGAAAACGATTAACGGTCTTTACAACAACATAGGTCACACTTCGGCAAAAGAAAGAAACTCTCAACTTGGTATTCATCACCACCTTGCTTACAACAGCGACCCTCGTCGACAGCGAAAGACAGACAAGAACGGGGAGACCATACATGAAACAAGGCCATCAAAAAGCACTGGTGGTAGTATGCATAAGGCTGAAAATGATTACTGGAATGTTATGCAGAAACTTAATTCGATAATGACAGACTTACCAAATGTTGAACCGCCTCAACAAGTGTCGCAAAAAGTGCATGGGATAACAGGTGTGCCTGTCGACCAGTTCGGTCCGGATGCTCATTCTGTTCACAGTGTTTACAACTCAACTGGTTTCCGACATGAGTTTGGAGGTGAGTTCAGCCCCAACTTCACATACAAAATATCAAGAAATGGTAATGTCAATATCACGCCTGCTGACCCTCAAAAGAACAAGACAAGGCTTATTCAGCCGTTGGGTAAGTTTTGGCATGCTTTGAGTTTGCCCCAATCATGGATGGACATGCGCTTTCGACCCGAACACCAAAGTAATAGAGAGAGGCTCAATAGGATTGATAGAATGGGTCCACAGTTCAAGCCAAACTCAATCGGTCTTGTTCGCAATACCGACAAGACCTCGCCGTGTAAATCACATGACAACTTAGCCAACCTTACCAATCCGGATATAATCCGTAAGGAGTTGGGGCCGAAAGTTCCCCTCCTTCAACCAATGCATCGCATTTTTGAAATTGACGACCTCAAAGAGTTAAGAGGATTCAGCGGAGATTGGATAGTATCTCATATGCCGGAGGGCGAAAGAGGCTTTGTCAAGAAAGAGGATGACGAAGTAACTTCTTCATTTACGCTTAGTGATGAAGACGAGAAGAACTTCAAGCAAGTAACAGACGAGGACTTTCACGCTGATGTTATCAAATTAGAAGACGGTTACTACATTTTCGATGTGATAGAGTTTGCTGAGAAAGAAGTCCACAGTGTCGTTCTTTCCGACAGAATCAAAATAGTACGAGGAGGTATGGAGGGCGTTGAGAACATACATGTCCCCAGTGCCAGCGATACGAGATTGACTGATGACGAAGGACTGAAAGGTATAGTTGAGAATCTAAACGAAGAGTACGAAGACCTCCTTCTTAGAGATGCAAAGTCTGTTTACATGGCTGGCGAATTGCGCCATCCTAAGTGGGTTCTTCTCAAACCCGGTAACGATGTTGTTTTAAGAGTGCTTGAAAGAAGAGGCAGTAACCCTTACACTTACAGGCTCGGAACTGGTCCTATTACAAGAGATGAGAGAATAGGTGACAGAGCAGTAGAGTCTCAAGGTGAAACCTACATGGATGTAGGCGTAGTGTTCAACAGTCCGGAGAAGTTCAACGAGGGAGACCATGTAAAGGTCAATGCCGCTAATGTAAGTGAAGTTGAATCCGCTGACGGAGATAGCGTCTTCACATTGACAGCCTCTAAAATCATCGAAGAAGCAGAAGGCGAAGGACTTGTCAGTAGAGAAACACTTGGTATGCTTGCCAAGTCAAATGATGTGCAGTGGCTATGTGAAGTCCAAAGAGCGAAGTCGGGCATCCGTGTATCTATGCCGCAAGGTGATGTGCTTTACAAGTGCACTCAATCCGGACAACACTGGATGGTTCATTCTCCTTTAGCCAAAAGTAACTATGTCATTCGCCTTGCTGAAAGTCAGCGTTCTTATTGGTCTCCTGTAGCGGGTGCCCTCCTCAAAGCAGACTTACAAATTACTGAAAAAGAAGAAGTCAATGAAACACAGGGCGAAGCCGAGCCTTTGGTTGAGCCTAAGAAAGTTCAAGGCTCCGATTGGTGGAAAGAAAATGAAAAGAAAAAAGTTCTTGTCAAGGGTTTACAGTTTATTGACAAGTTCCTCAAGAGCAGTATAGGTGCAGTTGGTGCTGCGAATGCTGGTGCTAAGGGCTTAGGTTTCGATTACGCCACTCCTATAGAATCTCCTACAGGCCCGACAAATCTACACGATGAGAAGACTATGCCGGACTTTGACAACAGAAAAAGGCCCGGAGAAGACTCCTATATTGAACCGGAAAACGACGAAAGTAAACCTAAAAAACGCATTACTGTGCCTGTGCGAGAAGGTGTATTAGAGGTCGATTCGGAGAAGGCCGTTTTCCGTACTTGATTAAATAGTATGACCGTTGTGTAAAGGTCAATGGCTTCCGCTCTTACCCTGCGAACATCCCCTGTCCAGCACAGTGGGAACATCAGCATTGTTAAGTCGGACAACGACCTTGTTATCGCTGGCTATGCGTCAGTTGAAATGGTTGACAAGCAAGGTGACCTCATTACACGAGGTGCACTGAGAGATGCTTTTGATGGATTCATGAAAGCAGACGGTTTCCGTAATGTGCAACTTGCACACTCCAACATACAAGTTGGAGAAGTCATTAACAACTACACGGACAACGATGGCCGTGTTTGGAAATCCGGAGTTGACGACGCAGGTATGTTTGTTGTCATTCGACTTCGAGATGACATCGAAAAGGCTCGTGAAGTAGCCAATGAGATTCGCAAAGGAGCCCTTAGAGGTTTCAGTATTGGAGGACAAGCATTCAAGAGAATGCGCAAGAGTGACAGTAGCCACGGCGACTACACTGAAATCTCCAAACTGGAACTGCACGAGGTTACCATTTGCGAGAAAGGTATTAACCCGGAGGCGACATTCCGTATATTGAAGGAGGACACAAATATGAACGACGATAATGTATTGGGAGAACTCTCAACAGTGCTTGACAGATTGAACGGACGACTTGACTCTATGGAAAAAGGCGACTTGCCTCCTTTCATGCAAGACAAGAAAGAAGAAGGCGAAGACAAAAAGCCTAAAGAAGACGAAGACAAAAAAGACGAGGCGAAAGACATGGCTGATGAAGACAAGAAAGAAGGAATGTATGCAAAGAGTGAATACAGCGATGTAATCACTACTGATTATTTGAACTGGATGGAACATACCTTGAAGTCTCAAGGTGTTGACATTGCAGGTGCACGCACTCACTTCGATGACATCAGCAAAGCAAACCTCGGCTCAACTCCGGAACAAATCGGAGATGGTGCAGATTACTTCGCCGGTCAAGTCAAAGGTCGTGCTCAAGAAGGCGGAAACCCGTCAACTGGAGCAATCGGTAAACTCAACAGTGGTAGCGGAAAGGCAGTCGCAAAAGGCTACCTTTCTCCGGAAGCAGTCAGTGCATCCGACCTTGAGGCCGCTTACGAAGTCTACAAGGCAGCAAGCCTTGAAGAACAATTCAAGTCCAACCTCGGCTCTGTATTTGCAGACCGACTATCAAAAGAAATGACCGCAGAAGCAGAGCACCGAGCCGCTGCCAACTTTGATGCACGAACCCCGCTTGCAAACATTGAGAAAGCACTGAGCGACCTCAGTAACCGCATTGAAAGCATTGGTAACGGTGCTTCTACAGGAACAGCACTCCGCAAGTCGGTTTCAACTGTTGAAATCCCTTCAACCCAAGACCTTGGTAACATGGATTGGGACGATGTTCACCGCCTCGCAGGGAGCGTTTGGCAACAATAAGCAAAAAAAACATAGGAGATGAAAATTATGGCAAGAAATTACATGAGAACAATTAACGATATGGAACGATACTACTACGGTGCTGGCTCTTCAATGGGCTACTCCTACAGTGGTAGCGAACTTTTGAAAGCAGATGCACCAATGCTCAGCACCACTGCTGGTACTTACCAAGCAATTTACGGTCGCAAAGTTTGGTCTCAATTGAACCAAGAGTTCAACGCATTCAGTATTCTACCTAAGAAGCCTTGGGACCGCAGTGGATGGCGTGTCGTCACCGCAAAGCCTTCTAAGTCAGTTGGCGGCGGTATCGCAGAAAACGGAACTCTTCCGGACACCACCAAGCCTACCTTTCAAAATGTGGCCGCAAAGCCAAAGACAATCGCACACTCGTTCGATATGTCCGAAGTTGCTATCTTTTTGAATGACAAGGACGATGGACTTGGCGACATTCGCTCAGTCTTGAAGGAAGAAATGGGTAAGCATCACGCAGAGCACATCAACGACATGCTCACTACTGATGTTACAACCGTTGCAGGAAACGACATCGAGTCTCTTGACCGAATCACTACTGGTAACAACAGCATGACTGCCGGAACTCACTACGATGCAGGCGATGAAGACATTTACTCCATCGACCGCAGTGCAAACACATGGGCTTTCGCAGAAGACTCTGCTGACAGTGGCTCTGCTAACAGAACGCTTTCGCTCGACCATTTGGATGAGACCTTCCGTCTCCTTTGGGAAAGAGGAGGTAACCCGAAAGTTATGCTTACCGGGTACGATACCTTGATGCGCATTCAACAACTTCTACAATCGCAACAGCGATTCATGGAAGAAAAGAGAGTCGTCCCTACCTTCAACGGTGTTAAGGGCGTTCCCGGTGTTGAGGCTGGTTTCATCGTTGCAACATACAACGGTGTTCCTATCATCCCGACCAAGGAGATGTCAAGCGACGGTATCAGCAGAATCTACATGCTCGACACCGACTACACATACTTCTCTACTGCAAAACCAACTCAATACTTTGAGAGCGGAATTGAAACCGGCGACCCGTTCGCTGTCAACCGCCTCGGACAAGAGGGACTTTACCGAACAATGGGTGAAGTTTGGACAACATTCTTTGGAGGTCAAGGTTCAATCCGTGACCTTAAGTGAGGATAAAAAAATAAAATTATAGGAGATGAAAAATTATGGTAGCAACAACAACAACTACAGAAAAAGGACTTAGTATCAAGGTAGCAGACAGCGACTTCACACTCGTTGATATTCTCGCTGACATTGACATGAGACAAGGAACTCCAGTTAAGGAAACAGGCTGGTTGGACGGTAACTCCGGCGGCTCTTACCCCGGCAGTCTTACTGGTTTCAACGCAAGTAACGCTGACGGTAATGCTGTTGGCGGTCTACGAATGGTTACTTTTACGGTGAATATCGTTCAAGCAGCAACCGTAGAGCCTCTATTGTTCTCGGCTGGTGCTTCAAAGATTCTTGGAATAGTCGGACTCGCTTCGGCAACCTCCGCAAAGGATGTTACAGCAACAATGACGAACACAGGTAAAGTAGGTGCAAACGATGATACTGCGCCTCTCGCAACAGGTGGAGCATTGCCTTGTCTTATTTTGGAATCGGAAAGCGCAAACCAAGTTTGCCAAGTCACAGTCCTATTGCTCGGTGCATGAGGTGAATAACCTTGCCTACAGTAACATACTTGGGACCTACCGTCTATCGAAAGAGGCCGGACATCAAGGACTCTTGGATTCGCAAAGAACCCGTCGAAGTCAGTCAAGAATGGCTGAACACGCACCGGGTAGCAGTTTGCTCCAATCCAACAGCATTCCTTGTTGAAGGCGACGAACAAGCGGCAGTCACAGTAGATGCAGAAAACGACGGCATTCCGGATTCGGGCTGGACAAAGAAAGACATTAGTGCTTGGTTGACCGAGCGAGGTGTTGAATACAGTGGTTACACTACAAAGGCGAAACTATTGGCAATGGCCGAGGAAACTCTAAAGCCTATGGTCGATGAGCCAGTAGCAGAGCCCGAACCAGTCGAAGAGCCGGTAAAGGTAGAACAATCAACAACAGGAGATGAAGAATAATGGCGAATACAGTAACAACAATTGACCCCCGACCAACCGTTTTTGGTGACCGAATGATTGTCACAGGCAGTTATACTGCTGGAGATGGTGCAGGTGCAGTAACAATTGCATTGGCAGACAGATTATCAAGCATTGATGCAATAATCGTCAACCCATCGGGTCCTCACGACTCATCCGTGGAAGACGGGTCAAACCCCGACGAAACAGATGCAGTTGTCTTGAAAATAATTGATATAGCAACCTTTGCAGACACGACAATTACAATCACTCCCGCTCAAGCCGGCTTTACCGTAAAGGCTGGGACTTTTATGGCAATCGGTCGTCGCTCTTGAGGTGATTGACCTTGGCAGTTCTCAGTGGATATGGTAGTCGAGTCATCGGCCCTTACAGTCCTCAAGAAATGAGTAATGGAAACGCTACTGCTCTTATTCAAGCAGACATCCGAGCCACAGGTGGCACAGGTGCTCTTGGAGTTGCAGCAGCGAATACCACGGCTTTAATCAGCATTGAACCATTCACTTCTCTTGGCAATCATTACTTCTTACTTACCTACACAGTTTGAGGTGAGTAAGTATGGAATCATTCGGTAGCCTCGGACTCGATGACATCGAGCGTTTACAGAAGCGTGGCATTCGCCTCAACGAATCATACGGTGCTTCGGTAAGAACCAACGAGAATAAACCTCTATCGGGTGTTACTGTCAAGCAAAGAAACCGCAATAAGAACGCTGGTGATGTGCTGAACATTGGTTCGGGCACACGCTGTAAGCACTGCGGTATGCTATACTTTTGCTGGGTCGATACATGCAGGACATGTAAGAAGCCAGTTGACTTCAATCTCGGTAAGAAAGAGCAATAGGGTTATCACGAAGACCCCTCATGGGATGAATAGGAGGAGAGGTCATGCCAACAGTATTCAGTCCCGGTGAGCCCGAAACTCGACCTCTTGACCCCACTGCTGTCGTGTATACGACTGGTGACAAGGTGGCTCAACTTCTTGGCATTGCGGCAGGTGAACCTGTCCTTGGTGCGGCAAATGCAACCTCCGATGGCTTCTACATCACAGGGACAGACCTGCGAGAACATGGCTTTGAGAGTGGTGACACTATACTTGTTTACAGCGACATAGACCCACTCGGCACTGAGTTTACCATCGGCACGCCTGTAGTAGCAGATTTCAGCGGGACAAAGTATGTCAAACTCCCTGCAAGTAATACACATGGTAACTATACGACTGCCGCAAACACAGAGATACAGAACCTCACTATATTTACCAACGGTAAGCGCAGAGGTGTGACAAAGAACATTGTCAACGACCACATACGCCGTATACAAGACCGCATCGACAATTATACGCATAACGCTTGGAGACCTTATCTCGTCTCAGCGGAATACATTAACTTCGATACATACAAGCCTTACCGTCGACGATACTATACAGATTATGTCGGGACAGCACCTTTGCTTTTCCGTAATGTTCAGCAAATACTGAGAATCGAACTATGGCAAGGTGACGACTACCGAGAGATTGGTGGAGCGGAGGCGAGAATCGAGTTCGACAATGTGGCCTCGCTTACAGGTAAGAAAATCTACATCTCTACTGGGCATGGTAAAGTCGCTACGCTTGAGGCTGGTGAAGGAACAACAAAGTGGCGTGGAGAGATTGATGCTAATTCAACTGCTCAAAACTTGGCTGACCTTATCAACAAAGAAGATAGAGTCAGCAAAGCGGCTGTAGAGTTCTCTCCTGCGTTTACGCTTGAAGGCTCTACATCCAATGTAGCAGTCCATAACGAGTTCCTTGCATCAGCCAACTCCGACTACGGAACCGGTGTTGTCAAGGTGACCTCAATGCGCTCTGTCAAAGCAGGAGAAGAATGCTCCATCGTCACTGACAGTAGCGACATCACTATCGACCAAACTACATTGGCGACTGCTACTGTCGCAAGTGTCGCAGTCACGGACGGCAACTGGGATATAACCGTAAACTCTACTGCTAATTTCACCAAGTCGGGAGTCGCTACTGACGGAACGAAGGTGTTTAGGTATGAAAGTAAAACCGATACTAAGTTCATAACTTGTACAATTGTCAGCGGAGGCAGTCTACCGTCTACCGGGACAGTTACTCAGCACTCTTTTGTTATAGACCTTCAAGGCGGCTCAAGTAGTGGTGACAGTGCACGACTGCGTGACTGGTGGCTTGACTCCGAGATGGGTATTATTTACTTTAACAACTCATACCCTTTCTTTGAATGGAATGCCATTAAGTGCTCATACATTTATGGTGAGCGTTACCTTGAGAAGGCAATTGAAGAAGCCGCTACTAAACTTGTAGCGAGCGAACTGCTGATGGCTGACGACCGCTCAGTGCTTATCCCCGAAGGTGGACAAAACATTGACCTCGGCTCAAAGGCACAGTTATGGCGTAGAGAGGCTATGGAGATTCTCGCTCGCTACAAGGAAGTGGTGGTCTTTGCATGACGGCTGATTGGAAAGAGCCTCTTGAAACAGTCATTGATATTCTCAAGGCTGACTTTGATACAGGAACTGGTGTCGGTTGGAACAGAGCAAATACAGACAACATCAAGCCTGTTGTAATTGATATAGCCTCCGAAGGGCCGGAAAGAGGTAAGAGACTTGACTTACAACGACATGACTATGTTCTTTGTTACGAGACTGCTCTTAATGAAGAAGTTCCCGAATTGCTTTACAACTTTGTAACGACGAGAGTCAACATCACCGTTGACATGCGCACATCAAGAGGGCGTAGTCGTTTGAGAAAAATGGAAAACGAGATGCGTAGAATCATACATGTTAATCGAAAAGGAGACGGTGCAAACTTTGACCGCATGATTCTCAAAGTAAGAACTGACTTGAGTGACCGAACAAAGAAGTTGTTTAGGCACACCTTTCAAGTTGAGGTCGTTATACTTGCGGAGTTGATACCTTGAGTGGTTTCGGTGCGCATTACAAGGGAGATGTCTCGGAGGTCACTATGGGTCACGAGACAAGTGTTGTCATTGAACACGGTCAGCCGAGAACTTGGAGAGCAATCACTACTGACTCCGCTCGTGATTTTACCACCATTCAGTTTAGAGACACGACTTCTATTGGTAACACCAGTATATTTGAACAGACTAAGCCTATTCTCAAAGTTCCTCTTGGTATGCTCATAGGGCAGAAGTTGACATTTCACGGCATAACATCGGGAGCAAATTACTTTTCACCATTTTACCCTTCAAGTCTTAAGAGCAGAATATACACCATTGTCGACCATACTTTAGAAACCAATGCTGACGGTGACGCTGCTACTCATATCAAAATAGTACCTGCGCTTACTACTACTACTTCTTTGGACAGCGGAACAGGTGACGCTATATTCCTTCACGGAACTGGGTTACCAACTATACAAGGCGATACAAACTCAGCGATGAATGTCGCTGCTGCATCCTCAAAAGAAGTCAGTCTTATCGACCAGTTCGTTGGTTTAGCCAGTTTCATGACTTTACCCGACACCAAAGTCGATTTGCATAGTTATCATGTTGTTGGCCTTGGTCGACAAGTTGCAGTGCAACAAACAGGTAAGGTGCATCATATGGGCGGTTCGCTTGAAATGCCTATGCATAACGCCAACTGGTTGTATTACAGCCTCGGTAGAGAAGTTGTCAGTAAAGACCAGTGCGGTGATAGAGACCATAATTCAAGTCCAGTTCCTGTCATTTTAGCGGATGTTTCACCCGGACAGGGTTACCTTGATGTGACGAGTAGTGAAAGCGCAAGTGTTCGCTTTGGTTCAAGCACTGACGCTGCTGTAGGGGATTACATTTTGCTTAAAGACACTACTCGTGTCCCTACAACTACTTACAAAACTCCCGAATTGGCTACTGACAAATACTGGCCGTCCGAGTCAAGTTCTAATTTAGGTAGCGATGCTCACCACTTTGAATGGGCTGAATCAAGTGAGTGCCGTAGAATATCAGCCATCGAAGGACTGGGCAGTAGTGTTTTTCGACTTTATGTAGATGATGGCTGGCAGTTCCCTCATACGACCAGTGATACTCTTGAGTTAAGACAGTATAGTGATACAGCGTCAAGCGGAAGTCCAAATGTAAACTCAACGAGGACAATAACGAATCCTGTTCGTCGTTTACTTTTTTCCGCCGAAACCATTCCGAGTTTTAGCCTTGAGCACAGTGTCCGCACGCGAGATGTGGGCTCTTACAACGCTACTGGTGAATCAACAACTGCGCCCGATTCAGCGAACGACAGTAAGCAATTGACAAGAGTGTTCAAAGGATGTAAAGTTGTTGAATGGGAAATGTCGTCTACGGTAGATGCCGAATTAAAATACAGGTGTGTATTCAACGCATTGGCCTGCTATACAGACACTGGTCGCCTTGAAGCGAGCAACAAAGGTGACCGATACACCGCTCATAGAATGTTTCAAAATACTGCCAGTACAAAGACAGGTAGAAAAGCCAGCGGCATAGCAACAGGCTCGGAGAAACCTTTTATGTTCTACAACGGAACTGTGTCAGCATTCGACCAAAACTTAGCCTTCATCAGTGCCTTTGAACTAAGAGGTAAAACAGGAGTAGAGATGTTTCACACTATTCAAAGCAACCCTGTAGCGGAAGTAGTAGATGCTTCAAACAACATCAGTCTCAAGCAAATACCCTACGGTGGAACAAGGAATGCCAGTGTAGTCCGAGAAGGGCGTGAAGAGTTTGAGATGGAGATAGTCATAGCACTTGAAAATCAAAGTCTATTTCATGAATTAAGAAGTCATGTAGAGAGAGGTGGTACTGTTGGCTCAACAGGAGGAACTATCATGCTCCATTTCACTAAGCCTGTGGTTGCAGGTGACAGCGGAACAAAGCCAAGTCTTCGCGTCATCATTGATGATTACTTCATTACAGAGTTACCAATACCTATGCCCGACGACAAAGGACTTCTTTTCACTACTATGAAAATCAAACCTCAAAATGTAAAGGTCATAAGTGAGGACACGGTGTATCATTGTTAGGGGGAGTCATATGTCAATGCGGAACAAAGTCAATTTGAACCCATACTGTGTTTATGACCGACCCTATGTAGTAATCGAAGAAGAAGAAGAAGAGGGTGGAGACAACCTCTTTAATCCGGAAGCAGGACGGGCCAGTGATAATCCATTCGCTCATACGCAAACGGCAGAGTCCCTTGAGGAATCGACGGACTCAAATCAAAAAGTGAGTAAGTATGTTGGAGAAACAGAAGAAGAATGAAATTAACATAAACGGCAAACCTGTACAAGTCACACCAAAACGGTTGACATTTTTTGATGTACAGGCTATAGCACCGTTGTTCGCAAATGGCGATATGAACTTCTCCAACTACTGGCGTTACGCATTCAGTAACTGGCTTCACTACGCACCTTCTATAGACATAGAAGACCTCAATCCCGAAGAAGGTCAGCAACTTGCTTCGCTTTTACCGCAACCAACTCAAATCATGGACTGGTTGGTTTTTCGGGAGGCGAAGTCGGGAACATCAAACAGTTTATCCACGGACGACCTGTTAATGAGCGACTTCGCTACCAACGAGAAGGGATGGAATACCTTCTAATGACACACTACAATATGAATATCAAGGATGTGAGAGACTTGTCAGTGAACGATGCTAAGCAACTTCTTTACTGGGCACAGGCTATGCAAGGAGAAGAAGACATGCCAAAAGACGCAGTTTACTTAGGCTATGACCGAGTGCCCCCAATGGAGGACTAAATATGATTGACGGCGACATCGACCCACGCTCAGTAGAAGCCATGGAGAAGTTCAAAAAATACAGCAAAGAAGCAGGTGAAAACATGAAAGCCTTGCAACAGCAGATGGACAAGTTCAGCAAGTCAATGGAGATGACGAAGGTGAACAGTACAGACTTAACGGCTTCTCTCAAAAACATGGAGAAGTCTCAGCCGTTTCAGCAGATGATGACTGAACCTACTTCGCAAGCACAGATGACAGGTGGAGCAGGTGGAGGTTCGCAGAGCAATATCACCATCAATCTAAAAATAGATGTCAGCGGGGTGACTGATAAAAGCGACAAGCAGAAACTCGCTAAAGAAATTAGCACTATGGTGACAAAGGAATTGAGAAGTAAAATGGGCGGTTCGCTTACGCAGAGTGGATTTAACAGGAGCGGTTGATAATGGTCGACCAAGGAGAAAGGATGCCTGTTCGTCTCGTACAAGAGAACGGTGAAACTATCCCCCTTGATGCGACCAGTATTGACATTGTAGTTGAAAGAATACAGAGTAACTTCGGCATACCTCTTTTTGATGCAAAAAGAATGGGCATAGACCTTAACCAAGCAACCGTGATGGTCGAGATTCAAGGCGTATTAACCGATGATACTGGGCAGACGGCGAGTTCAAAGGCTGTTGCTACGCTTGACTTTTTTCAACCCCAGCAGATTGTTTCTTGGGGACAGCCGATTAACAGCGGTGGTGGTAATAATTCCGGACCGGTAGCGTCAATGTTCAATCAAATGGGCCCTGCCGGTAATACCTCTACTAATGCTACTACTGGTATAGGAGGAACGGCTGTCAACACAGGCGGCTTCTCCGGAGGCATAGGTGGTTCTTTTGGAGGCGAACCTATGTCACCCGCCGACCTTGGTAACCGGATTTTACAATACTGGTCTAAAAAATACATTGATTTACCGATAGCGTATTGGACGGACGCAGGTCAGTCGTTGGATAATCCTGTCAAAACAGGATTACAACTTTGGCTCAAAGCGGACTCTATAACAGATAAGAGTACCAACGAAACTGTTGACACTTGGGTAGACAGTAGCGGTAATGGTAGGAACGCTACATCCGCTGGAACTAAGCGACCTACTTTTACAAACAGCGGCGTAGGCCCTGCGGGTCTAAACTTTGATGGCGTAGACGATGAAATGGAGGTTGGAAATGATGTTTTCCTAAACACAGAAGAGTTTACCATTTTTACCGTTGCTCGCTCTACTGCTACATCGGGAGATAACCCAATACTGAGTTGTAAACAAGGTAGCACTGGTGGAGGAGACGCTCGTGGTTACGCTTTACTAAAGGACTTAACAAACAAAGACGCTTCTGCTCTTTGGAGAGAGGGTGGCTCGGCAGATTCGATTACTTCTCCTGCGAACACAGTGATTAACACAGGTGCGCAAATACTCACTTACACTATGGATGATACAAATGCAGATTCGCAATCCGACACTGCGACTCTTTTTGTCAATGGTAAACAAGAAGCCCAGCAAACTTCCGGCGTAGATTATGTCCCCAACACTTCCGTCAATTTGAAAATAGGCTCTTTATCAACTGACTTTTTTCAAGGTGAAATATGCGAAGTCCTCATTTACAACTCGGTTTTAAGTGATAAAAACAGAGAGCAAGTTGAAGGTTACCTTTCTCTCAAATACGGGATAAGCCTTGATTACAAACACGAATACGCAGGAGTAGGTCGTTATGCTCACTCTGTCGAACATGTAAGAGTGGTCTTTGATGACTCTATGGTTGCGAGTAAAAAAGAGCCCTATGGCTTCTTAAATCAGTTAAGAGAAACAGGAATGACCGTTACTAATGTCGTTTCGGGTACGACACTTACAGTCACTGGCGGCGCACCTCATGAATGGTTTGAGCCTACAGAAAGCAAGAGAAGTACAAGAGTGGTGTTTAAGAGAGGTAGTAGGTATGTGGGCAACTCAAACGAAACCGATTTATTGTTTGCAACTGTTCTCACTGTAAATGCTTCGCAAATGACAATAAGACTTGATACTCCGGGAACAATACTGGACAACGACACAGTGCATATAGTACCTGTAGATTATGGAAACGGTAATTTATTAGGCAGAACGGGTAGTCCTGTGATTGTAATTCCTATTCAAAACGCTGATACTTTTGACGAGTTCGCTAATCCGGAAGCGGCAGTAGGTCCAACTTTTCCGACATACGAAGATACCTATCCTCGTGACACAGGAGGGGGGCTGACAAGAACTGACGAATACTTAACCTACCTTATGTCAAAGGCAATCACTGCTTCTTACATGGATGTGGGTAGAGAGGTAGATGCGTTCGGTAATAAGACCATGGACAAAGTTTTCTCGGTTGATATAGAAGAATCATATGACGGTCACAATTGTCGATTGGTTATTACGCAGCAGTATGCTACTTCTCTCGGTCAATTAACGGGTGTAATTAACACGACACTGGGTGTCGGGCAAATGCCAGTCACTCAAGGTTTTTCCGGAGGAAAGAGCGGCACCGCTGGTAGTAAAAGCGGTCGACCTATCAAAAGCGGAGGAGACAAAGCACAGGATTTGCTCGGCATACTTGCAAACAGTAACAACTACGCCAGTAATCCCGACCTTAATTTTGTAACGACTGCTTTCAAAATAGGAACTGGCTTCATCAAAAACCAAGTTAACCCTCCCGACGCAAGCGGTGATTACATAAGAGGCATACAGATACCTTATCTCAGTCATGTGACAAAGGGTAAAAACGCACTTGATACCCATGTTGCTCAGCGTAATTTTTTCGTTACGACAGAAGGTACGACAGCGCAAAAGTTGTCCAGTATAAACACCGAACACGCATCAAGGTTGTTTTCTCACGGTTACGAAGGTCACCTTAAAAACGGCATAAGTGGACTTGTACAGGACATCGCTATACACAGAGACGCTGAAATGAAAGCCTACGAGTTCAGTCTTAGGTTCTTTGCAGCAGATATAATAATTTGAGGGGATTACATGGCAATACCGATTCGTTTACTTGCAGGTTTGCAAAATGAAATACAGATGGATTTGGTTGTTCAAACAATAGACATGTCGATAGACCGCAATATCTCGGCTTTCCCCACGCCCGGAAACTATCTCAAGCGTTTTGCTATAGATACAAACACGCCAAGAATGAACATAGAGATGAGTGGTGTTATTATAGACGATGATGGAGTAAACGCTCAGCAGTATAGAAGTGGGTCAACTACCAGTCAAAACTCTTTTTCTTCTACTCCTATGAAAACACTCATCAACTTCGGAAGCATGATGCCTACAAAACCATTTAGTGACTTTATACCTGCTGATATTGACGGTATGTTGGTAAACGACATCATGTCATCGTCAAAAGGTAAGCGTATATTCCCTAATTTTGTTTCTGCAACGGGGGTTGCTCAAGGTAGCACTACTACCATTACTGTGACAAACCCAGCCGAACTTATCAAAGTATGGTCCGAATCAAGGACAATTGTTACTAAAATACCGACTGACCTTGAGTTTGTAGGTTCGCATTCCGTAGGTGCTACAGGCGCACTGACTGTTGAAAGCAGTTTAACTGCACTTGGTGCTGATGCATCCATAGCCCAAAATGCAGGTGCGCTTAGTGTCAATGTCCTCCTCAACATAGGTGACAGAGTTATCAACGAAAGCGGTGTATTTTTGGGAGAGGTCAGCGCATTGTCTTCTACGCAAGTGACTTTTGCCAGTGCTTTACCGGCGGGTATATCAGCGAATGACAAGTTGTGTGTTATGCCTAAGTGCTTCAACAGAAGAAACGAATTAGTAGGGTTTGTAATCGCTATATCGGACGACAATACAGTTTCTGTTGGGGACGAGCCTAAGTATATTATTGAGTTTTTGAGCGTTACCGAAGCCAGTATTTTGGCTGGCGATGTGCTTACTATCAACCAAAGTAACAATGCGATGGAGTCTCTCTTACACGACTCTTATATCAAAATAGTTCCTTCTTATTGGTTGGAAGACCCTACTCGTAACCCTAAAGGCGCGAATTGTTATAATGACTTACATATGGAAATACATAACGGCTATGCTCCTATAGGTATAAAGTTCAAGTTTGACGCTACCAAAACTCATACATTGTTGGGGGGAAGTGACGCAGTTACTGTGGTTCATAAGGCTAAGACTAATCGTCGTAGCACCACAGCAGGTTACCCACACCAAGGTTCTGCTCGATTAAACGATGCTTCTCTTTGGGATGCTATTGTCAATGTACCTATCAAAGGCATTATGCAATCGGAAGACCAGTCACCTGCTTCTGCTATGGCGCAGATTTTCGAGAGTGCATTCAAAATAACTGCTCCTGTAAGCGATGTGCCCATGACTGATGCAACCAATAGTTTTTCACTTACCGATGCGTTTACATCGTTTACTGCGTCAAACATAATGCTGATAGAGCAAGTTTATCGGGCTGATGCCGACCAAGAGCATCCTTCTATAGTCAGTCCGGCGTTCGCTCATTTACTTAATCCTCAAATAATACAACTCGGTAGTTCGTCTAATGTTAACGCTGCAAGGTCTGCTGGAGATAAAGTGCAAGACTTGGTAGGACTTGTTTCAAATGCTACAACGGACGGCGACATGTTCCGAGGTGTGCAGATTCCTTATGATAGCCTTGTCACCAGTTCGGGGGTTACTGCCACAGCGAGAAACTTCTTTTTGACATTCGGAAGCCTACCTTCTTCGGAAAAAGACTCGACTCAAAATACAAGAGCGGCTTCTCAGTTAATGAATACTCTCATACTCAACGAGGACACAGGCGGCATAGCAAACGACAAAGACAGTAACGGTTTCTTTGAAAAGGTAATAGATGCCACAGTTCCCGATGAAATACAAAGTATATTTGGGTTTTTAGCGGATGTTGTTTCGGATATATTTGTCACTCTTGATACCACGCCACATGGAAACGATGGTGGTATTAGGATAATGCCGGAGAAACTTCATGTGCGACATGATGCTGGCAACAACTACTACGCGTTTACCATGGTGCTCGTAGCGACAGATTTAGTCATAGGTGTTTGATATGAGTTTACTGATTGACCCCGGATTTGGATTACAATTCAACGGTATCAGTGACAGTGTAATTGTCCCTGTTAACGCTAAAAACATTCATGGAGTCAGTGACGAAGACCGACGAGGCTTACCTTCTGTAATGAACAATTTCACTTTAGAGACTTGGTTTATACCCGATAGTGGGGGGGTTATATTTGAGCAAGAAAATGTTATGCGACTGTCGGTAGGTAGCCCAAGTAGTCCTGCTCCGGCTCGATTTGAAGTTCGACTAAAGAACCCAGCCAACGGTAGAGATGCAATTTACACGCTTTCTACAGCGAAGCCTGTGACAAAGGTGAACGGTAGATTCGCTTATTGGGATGGTATAGTATACCCTACCTTCAACACTCTACAGGACAGTTACTTAGCCACTGATGCTGAACTCAATGAACCTTCTGCTTTCAATGCTGGGCATCGTGAGTTGCTAAATGTCACAGTAATGTTTGATAGAAGGGTTATCAATTTATTTATCAACGGAGATTTGGCGGCTTCGCAGACACTGGATGAACCGCATGAACTTGTCAATCAACAGAACAGTATATACTTAGGCGGTAAAGGTGGTGACTTTAGAGGCACTCTTGAAGCAGTTCATTGGTCGAGAGGAGCATTACCTTCCGGTTATCAGCAATATGCACCTGTCAAGAGCGACAACACCATTGGTCTATGGAGATTTGAAGAGCCTGTAGAGCCATTTGACATAATTACAACCACACCTTCTATAAGTGCCAGTACAAGTGCATCATCTACCGTTAACATAGGTGCAACTGCTGCACAGGCTTTGGTCGACAAACTCAGTGGGCGTAGCGGTTTAACCAGCATTGATTTCACAAGCAGTCCTTACAGTAGTGGTAGTTATTCAATTGATGTATATGCCGAATCCGCTACTTCTACAGTAAGCGTGCCTAAAGTTCCCTACAACATACTCATCAACCCACTTGGTTACAGCCAAACGACTGGTAAACCTACAAACAAAGCACCCGAAAGAATGCGTCTTATGTCTATTGATGCAAGTGCAGGGACGATGGTAGTAGAGTCAATCCACTTGGACTTTGAGGCAAACGCTTCAAACGGTCGAAGGGGTGCGCTAATGACTCACGGTGCAGGTCGTTTTGTCATCATTACAGGGGACTGTATAGTTGATACCGGTAAAGGTAATTCGTTTCAACCATACGGTAGTGGGACACAGTTCTCTCAAAGACAAGGGCAAGTCTGCATTGATGAAAGTAACTTTGAAAATCACGGAATTATGTTCTCTCAAAGTATGGCTATTGACAGTCACGAGTTCAACAAGTTCTCTGCCAGCACTACGAACATGGGTAATGAATTACTCGCAGGTCACTGTGGTCGCCACATACTCAATCATGTACAAAGCCATTCTTTTATGGGTGTATTGCCTCCAACCAGCGAGCATCGGGTAGAGAAGAAACTGGACATGATTAGTGATGTCGTAATCGCCTCTTTCCCTGCTCAATTTTCTGATTTGCGGTCAACAGTTCCTGTTAACAGCATTATTTCAAGTTACGATACTCAAGGCCCAATTAAACTCAAAACCGCTGCGTCGTCCGCTGTCGTTACTTCTCTTATAGAAAACGGAATGTCGGACATTGATGATTCAAAGAGAGGGTTACTCGCCATAGGCGGTTTGAACTTCAACCCGTTACCTTTTTTACTCAAGTCTGTATCATCTCATGAATCAACTGCTAATGCTTTACACGCTATACCTTCGCAAGAAAGTAGAATTGCTTCTTTGTATGTACCAAGCCTTGCGGCTTATGGGTACGCTCCGTCTATACAGATACACTACAATGCCATTGATTATCAAGGAACTGAGTTTACAACAGGTGCTACTTCAAGACTCACTGGTAATATCAGCGGTAGTAACAAAATACTGACGCTTCAAAGTATCAAGTCTTTCGGTTACGATGGCGAGGTTATACCTGCAAGTAACATTCGTATAGGAGAAATCGCCGCTACGAGTAATGCTACCGTAACCGCTAAAATAAATCACAGTGCTAAGACGCTGACATTTACAACAGCACCTCAAACGACTTTTATCAACGCTGCTACTACAGGGGCTATAGTCAGTATTTTAGACTTAAATCCTAAACTGTTGGTAACAAAAACTCTCCCCGATGTCAGCACCATGCTTACTGTTTCACACTCCATACTCGATTTAATCCGCGATGATATGGCAATATCGGGACTAAGCATATACTCAGCAGGTGGGGTAATTGAGTTTGACAAACCTCAAATGTCCGTCTTTTCCGATGGAGACTTAGAAGGTGATAATTCCGAAGGGCTGGTTGCTGAAAAGTTACTCAATTATGACCTGTGCCCTCAAAACTACTTACCGCTCACATCAAGCGACCCTCCAAGCACTACACCACAGGCCATTGCTTTGGCTACAGCAGAGTTGTCTTCACGAGGCTCTGTGTTTCATAGAGTTTCAGTAACAAGAGAAATAGATAATTCTTCACCTTTTACAGAAGTAGCAGGTGCAAAGGTAAGACTGGCGACAAACGGTAGCCGTCCAAGAACAGGTGTCTTTGTCAATAACGGCAGTGGTTATTCGACCGGTGCAACCGCTGCTATGACTGTTGATGGCACAGATGCTACTGGAACATTTCCGATAGGGAATGTAGTTTACAAAGCCAACGGCAAAGTAGTGGGGACTGTAACCGCAGTAACTGCTACCAGCGTGACTATCAGTGCCGGTATAACCGCCGATTTAGTTGATAACGAAGAACTGTTTAACCAAGGTCAAGTTTCCGGCATAGGGACTACAAGCCAAAGCACATGCGTTAACGAATACTTTGACATCATAGAGCATAATTCAAATGGTAATACAATGCAATTGGTTATCCAACCCAGTGACAGAAACCGAGTGAACATACTAAGTAAACTGTTGACTGGTACAGAAAAGGCAAATAAAATATCAATAGAAAGCCTTGTCTCTCGTGCAAGAGTGATGTCGTTTAATGAAGAAGAGAACGGTCAGTATACCATTCGCGCACATGGCGTTACGAGTGACCTGTCATCTTCAAGTGTATATGTCAAAGGTTCTGCTTCTCCCGATTCTCACATTGTTAAGGAGATAATGCCCGGTGCTCCTGTGGTTACCATGACGCTGGGAGGTGTCGGTCAAGGTGCTATTAACACAAAAGAAACCTTTGACCCCAGTCCTTTGGCAAGAATTGCTTGGAACACTCGTCGTGATTGCCAAGCGACTGTAAGTAGCACGACCAGCAGCACTGTTGTTGCCAAGCCACTTAACAATCGAACAACTGATTTACAGTCTTGGGGAACATATTGTTTTCCGAAAGTAGGCTACATTTACCTTGAAATACCAACAAACGATAACGAGTCGCCAAGATTCGCCTCTGCTCTATACACCAGTAAAACAGGCACGACATTTACATTTGCTTCGGGTACAGGACACACAGGCACTGGTAAGTTCACTTTAGCCAATGGTTCGGAAGCCGACTCACTCGCTGCTTGGATTACGGCTACTGGTATAGGTGCAGGTAGCGTGTTGCATGTAGATGACAAGTTCAGTGAAGAGACCATGTGTAACGACGGGACAACTATCAACGATAGGTTGTTTCAAACACTTGACACTGTGCAACATGATTACCAACTCGGAACTCAGTATGCCAGCACGAGAGCACTTGTTGAGATTCCTTTGTTTGAAGAGTTCTTCTTTGATAAGCCGGAAAAGGGTATATTCCCCGGCCCGGACAACAGTATGAAAATACACATAGACGCTACGCATACTGCTCATTCTTGGGCACCAAGCCCTGTCGGTAGAAGAGTAGATTCAATTGCGCCGAAAGACCCCGAAGTGTTCGGTCCTTTTTCATACGCCATACAAGCAGATACGCATCGTAGCGGAACAAGAGTTACTCAACCATACGACACCTCAGTGCACCGTATTTATGTCGAAAACGCAAGTCTTTTCCCTATACCTTCTGCTCCACCAGTCACTGTTGCTAATCTTGGAGGTAACGCGAGATACCGTAGGGCCTTTTTAGCAAACGGAGAATGGGTCATTTATTCAGCAAGAGATGTAACGAACAACTACCTCACTGTCGCAGGTGCTCATTCGGACGACTTTATATCCAGTAAAGACTTCTTCCGAGACCTCAAAGTAGGAGCGTTCATTTTACCAGCACCGGGTTACCAAGACATGAATTACACCAGTATCGCTGACAACCCTTCTCTTATTAGTTCGGGTTATGAAAGTCGAAGGTCCTTTTACTACGACCGCTCAAATGTAATGACACAAGGCGGAAATGTCGATTATGGACTACGGCAATATGTCAGTGCAATTGAGTTGAGAGACGGACCAAGTAGTAATCCTCACTTACCTAAAATAAAGTCAAAGAGACCAAGAGCAGTGGTAGTTTCTGTTACGGGTAGTCCAGCATCGTCACTTACTTTAGACGACGCTTCTCTGTTCCCTAAAGACAGCCATGATTCGGGCTATAAGTTCCGAGTTGCTTGGAGGAACGCAAGTGGTGTGGTTTACAGAGGATTCTATGATAACAGAACAGATAACACACTGACAATTGTCAGCCCCGATTCCGGATTCACTCCATCGGTCGGTGACGAAGTGTATGTAGAAGACCTACACGCTACAGGTGCAACTGACTATCCTCAAGTTTTAGAAACATTCCTCAACAGAGCGTGGGCTCACCCTTATTGTGCAGGTGGACTAAGGCAAGGTGACACTGTTTGGATGAACATGCACTATACAAACCCACACGCAATAGAAGGTTTGTTTTGTAAAAGCAGAGGCACGCTTAACGAAGCCGAAGTTTGGACAGGGTTCACAGGAGGTGTTGGTAGTTTCAATGCCAATCCAAGAGAAAGCATTCCGATGGAGAACTTTTTGATTGGTGACAGTTGTATAGAAACGGCTCAAAACTTAGCGCAGCATATAAACAAGACAATAGAGATGAATTACGATGCACTTGGTCTTTCCGAAAGCCCACCGGTAGTGGCTTACATCGACCCCTATCAATGCACAGATGGCTTTGCAAGAGTCTTACTTTACGATGTCAAGCATGACAGGGAGTTCATATCGTTTCAAGACATACATATGCAAGTTCAGTCCAGTCCAGCAGCGGCTTCGATAGGGGGTGACGCTACTAAACTGACGGGCGGAGAGATAAAGAACAACGAAAGCGACAGCGGTTCTTTAATTGATGTAGCAAACGGTTTCCCTTCTCAAAGTAAGAGTATGAAGTCTACTGAAAAATCCGACTTCATAGAGGCTTCTTATTCGCATAACAGCACATGGAACGAAAGCGTTGCAGGTGGTCTTTCTAATCACTATGTCGGCGGAGTTGACAATACCAATACTAATGGGTATTCCGACCGAACAAACAGTGCTGTCGCTAATGCTACAGATGCAGCGACTCAGCACGACAAGATAGAAAGTGGGGTAAGAGAGCGGTCTACTTTCTTTGACACTCCGGACGGAACAAGAGTCATACCTGCTTTTTTAGCCATGAAAGGTATTCGTAACACAGCCCACACTTTGAGTGACACCCGCTTGAACGAACTATCTCATTGGACCGATATGGATTTTGTAAGAAGACTCACTGTTGATTTAGGAGAAGTGTCGCTAAAAGACGGAGTAACAAATATAGAATCAGCCGCAAGAGAAGTCATAAGGCTCATCAACCAAGCCGGTGCTAAGAATGGAAAGACTCATGCTCGTCGTCCAAACGACCAGTTTCTTGGCGAAAACCAAAAGTTTGACCCTTCTTCCCCTCATCAAAAAGCCGACTTTGCCGCTACTGCTTCTACGCACGACCCTGCTCCGTTTTGGGACGAGACCAAAGCATTCTCAAGTCATGACCGAGGAACGCACATGGGCTATGTAAGAGCACACTTAGGTAGAGTAGTTCTCGATTCCGAAGGTAACCAAGGGTTCTCTGTTGTAATACACTCTACAGTTCCGGGTGCAGGTGGTAGGAACTTTTGTACTTGGCTTGACAGTAGCAAAGCCCAAACTCCTTACCGACCACAGTTCCTTATCGGTCACGGAGGTCGATTCCGAAACTACTGGTGTCAGCCGGACGAAGTAGCCGGAGAAAACATGCACCCTGCTCCTATGCCTATCAATCGTTTTGGTAGACCCTTTGCACCTATTACTACTCTCAAGGAATACTTACCACCGGAAAACACAGACGACGAAGTAAACAACAACCTTGACTTTGGTGCTGATACTATCGACAGCAGTGGCGTTTTAGCAGAAGCCAACACAGAGATAGTGTCCGGTAGAACTACAAACACTTTACTCAACGAGTCTTTTGAAACTAAGAGTCCAGCCTTTGCATTGGTCGACGGACTAAGAGTAGGCACGAAAGCAAAAGCAAGAATAAACTTTGGTGGTATGGTAATGACGGGCATACCCGGTTGGTCTCCCGACCTTAGTAGATGGGGATTCACAAACGACGGGGCAATCAATTCTACCCGTTACGGTAATGCCGCTAATGCTGGCACTGCTATGACTGCAACAACAGTTGGTAGTGATGACGGTTACATACCCAAAGAAGACATGAAAGGCAATAACATTGGTAACCGCCCACTTTACGGTTTACGCTTTACAGACCATCGCGGTGACAACCATACAATACGGCTTCTTTACAAACAGTTCGGCAAGAACTTTTCCGGAGACAATACTATTTTACCTCCTACGCTTGAAGAAGAAGTAATCGTTCACTTTGACGATAGAGATGTCTCGCAAGGTGGCTTTACTATAGGAGCGCATATGGTCGGAAGTGGAGAAGTATGCGGCGAAAAGACAGGTGGTAATCCAAAGAACTTCAAAGGTAACCTTTGGAACGCATACCCTGCCCCTGTAGTGGGAGTCAAAGTGGGCACTACATATTCAAGTAACACTATGACAATAACGCTCGATGCTCCTTACGATAACAGCGAAGCAACTATCAACTCTCATCCCGATATACTTGGCTATCTCGGATTCCCCGAAAGTGGTATGTTTCAACTTTCTAAGCATGGCACAGCCGGGACTGATTACCAAGGGTTGACTTTTTACTACACCAGTCGAAGCCATAACGATGCCAGCGGAACACATCATTTTTATGGGGTAAGTGGGGGCTCGTCGAGCCATAGTAACGGTAACTGGTTCTTGAGTCCAAGAATTAACTTTACCAGTCTTCTTACTGACGAAGTGATGACCGCCGCAGTTGCCCATGCTGTCAACATGGACGCAGTGTCTCAAGACAACATAGAGGCGACCAGTTTTGATTGCACGCACATGTATGCACCCGATGGCAAAACACTTGGCGAATGGGGCGTGAGTTCTACAGCGATTCGCATAAAAGTACGCAGCGATTCAAGCATTCCGCTGAACAAGTTGTTTGAAGCAGATGTCTCTAAAGACTGGGGACTACTTGAAGGCGTTTCGACTGAGGCTGTAGACAGCGGTACTCACCTTCAAGGATTGACAACTACCGACCAAGACGCTGGAGTAAGACTCGACATCGGCTACATACCTCATACACTACTACATATCAACACCAAATATAGAGGTTCAAATGCCAATACTGCAACACCAGTTCTCGTTGACAGTCAAAATAACATTGTCGATACCACTACATGGAGGCGTAATCTACGAGGTGAAAATTACACCGATGTCGCTGGAGACCATATCATACCAAGAATAGACTCACCTTGTATGGAAGTTCATAATTCTAATTCTACTGAGATACACACTCATTCTAATGAGTCTTGGGCTTTACTGGGTAAACTTGCTTGCGATGACACTGATAGTTGGGGAGAGCCTTTCTTACTTTGGCGAAGTTCTACTGAGTACGCAATGGTGAGAAGTAAACCCGGAACAGACAGTGTTACTCACGCTATATATGTCAGTAACGGTGCTTCTTCTAATTGGTCGAATCCTGCCAATAACGACATACTGAGCAAAGGATTGAGCGACCCTTACTCTGCTATTAAGACAGACGGAGTAAGAATAGCAGGTAGTAAGAACGGTAATCCTTTCTTGTACTTCCGAGGAGGTAGAGATAGCCCCGACCACTATGTCCCTGTTTACTTCGGCGGTGGTTTTTCCGGCGTAGTTACCGACATCAATGACGGAACTCAAAATGATTATTCCGACTTTTACACACACCCTTACGCTAAAGGACCAACTGGCTCTACTGGCTTGCAAAATGTGGGGGAACTCGCTGGTTCTTATGCTCTTCTTGATACGAACGCAATGATGGCTATGTTCCCCGGAACACCTTATCTCGACCAGCATAAAGGGCAGAACAATCCTCCTTTCTTCAACCAAGATGCTATATTGCCGTTCGACATGGCGAAAGGTGCTAATGCAAAGGTAACAGGTTTGGATTACACTGATGGCACTAATTCTGTACATGTCAACATACCGTCTCCTCTTATCATTAGGTTCGCACATCCTCACGCAAGGTATACGCATGACAGTAATATCAACAACCATGTTACTTACATGATATTTGGTCCGGGGCAGGCTTTCCCTCATAGCACTGCTACTACTGAGCCACAGGGTGCCAATATAGTAACTGCTGGTAACGGCTACAGTGCTGTTCCTATTCATATAGGTGGAGATGCAACTAAGGATTCTTTCTTGCCGAACCAATTGGCAAATGGCGACATCACAGAACATAGTGGTTTCAATAGAGGTAATGCTTTGTCGCATTTGCCAATGACTACTTTCTTTCAAAAGAACAACGCTCAAGGTTTCAACTATGTTATGAACTGGCAACCCACCAAAGGTTTCCCTAATGATTCTTCATCGTCTTCAAGAAACTATAGCCAAACATTCGCATCAGCGTTTTACTTTGAAGGCTCTCCTCAAGCAGCAACGAGTCTACCTAAGCATTATCATCCGTTCAGTGCGGTGTTCACTGACATAAACGGCAACGCCGTAGGTAGCAGCACTTACCTTAAGACAAGAGAACCCTCAGTTATATGGCACATGGACGGAGGCTATCACCCCGGAGGACATTTCCTCGACGACCATATAAGAAAGAATCCAAAAAACCACACTGCTGACGCGTTCCTTTCAACAGGTAGTGGTGCTAAGCATAACGCCAGTGCGTTTAGACCGGGTGCTTTACTTGCACAGGCTTACCTCACTTACTACGGAGGTTCGCCCAATAATCAAAAAATGAATAATAATGTAGTATTGGTCGACGCTACTCGCTGTCAAAACGGTGAAGAATTAGGAGCAGTGTTAACCGGTGCAATAAACACATTCCCCGGCACTGACCCGCTAAAGGCTATTGGCGGCACTTTTATGCCGAGTATGCAAAATGCACACAAGCAAGACCGATATGGTTGGGTCGAATTGGCAGTAAACCAATACACTGCTGAAAGTGGTGGAACTGCTGCTTCTATAAGAGTAACAAGTGACGCAACTACACTCCCCGATTACGGCTGGCTAAGAGTAAGTGACGGCAGTGTTGCAGGTTTTGCACCGTATATATCTCAAAGCGTAGCAGGTTCTAATACCACATTCACATTAGGTAAGAACCTAATAACTACAAATACAAACATAGTGAATCCCCAAACTCGCGCTGCGATTACCCCCGACAGCAACTACAAGGCTTACATTTGGACTAAAGCAGGAACTCATAGATTTAACAACGCAGCGTCGGGAACAGCGAGAGACCACATGACACAGGTTCATTTCAGCGGCTTCGCTGATGCAGTTGACAGAACAAAACCAGTCGGAGCGGTTGGTTGGCATGGTGAAGCCTATTCCTACCTCAACTCTTACGAATCAGTAAACGGCATAGGTGCAAATCTACATCCAGCAGGTTTGGGTGCTTGGCATGCTTTCTTAGGCTTCAACCCCTACGGTGCTGCTGAAACTTGCACCGTGGGTAACGCCCCGACAGGTAGTGTGGAAGTTCCGACTGGTGCTTTCTACGGTGACTACTGTGTAACAGGTTTATTCAGTAGACACCTTATTGCAGTCAGTCACGAAAGCGAATTACCTATCATAGCAAAAGCAGACATAAACGGTATATCCGGACTGGGTGACTGGTTGCATGTGGCACAGTCCAACGACATATCACATGCTGGTACTGTTGGTTGGGATGTAGGTAAAGTGAATAATAAAAGTCGATATGTAGGACCAGCAACTGCCGGACCTCACATAGAAGCGCAAGTTCACAGTGGTTATGTTGGCAGTGGCATAATATCACAGGGTGAATACCCTGCTTCCGGGTCTACTGCAAGTGATGCACAGTTACATCGAACTATACAGAGTGGTGACATGGTGAGGGCGAACGCCTGTAATTACCCTACTGGTGATTTGTTTTGGGATGAATCGGTTGTTAAGGCTTCTATGTTTCACGAAGACGCTGGCACTTATGCAACTGAATGCATAGGTGTAAGCAGCAGAACTGATTATCTCAATATAGGAGCAGCGGCTACTGCTATGCCTCATAACGGACTTTATGGTTACTATACTAAGCGACATGCCGCTCGTAACTTTTTGCCGGAGCATGTAGTTTGGAAACGCATGGACGGGGGTAGTCTTACTATGCCTGCTGTAAATGCGAGAGGACTGGGTATGATTCCTTGGACGAAGAGGAAAGACGGCGGCAGTTACAAATTAGTGGGTGAAAAAATACTTGGTAATGTCCGCTTCTCTTTTGAAACAACCAATGCTGCCATGTTCCCTATCATACAAGCACAGGAGTTGAGTCATCCTCAACTGGCCGAGCAGCACCCATTAGAAGTTCGCAACGCTTTGCTCATACCTAATGAGCACATACAGTTTGAAAGCGTCAGCGTTATGGACGACACAGGACAAGAGCATCGACTTGAAGGAGGCAGTCCTTTGGGAACTGTCATTATGGACTTCCGTCACATAAGTGATAGAGATATTGAAGGACTTGCTCCAGCCCTTGCTGGTGCAGGTATCAACCCGAATCTCAAAATTAGATTGCCGAACCCCGATGAGATACCCGGTAACATCGTTGTAAGGTCGGGCTTCGACAGAATACAGGCTTATCAAAACGAGTCGTTCGGTTCGGGTGGTTTACAGCACCCTGCTCAAAGCATTAGCCAAATACGCAAAATGTTTGATTATGAATACGCAGGTCCAAGGCTGTTCCCTACTTGGGAAAACAATGGCTGGGAACATCTCAGCCAAGACGCTGTAGACATATCTACAACAAAGAGTGCGGCTCGATTAAAGTTCCCGGCATCAAGCAACACAGGTTGGGAAGACCATACTGCCAACGCACCTTTACAGTCGTCGTATGAGCCACATGACAGAAGTATACTGTTTCATGTAACGAGAATGGGTGTCAGTATGACCCATCGACATGATATAGATGAATTGACATATTCAAGTTATTCCGGCGATGAAATAACAGTTACTTCAACTCCCGAAACTGCTACTTGGACCGATACAACTGAATTGAGCGGAGGGCGTTATTTCTTAAGAGTTTACGACCCTACTACCGATAAAGGTGTCATTGCTTCTTACACAGGTAAGGGCGTTAATAAGTTCACAGGTGTTGTCTATAGTCCGGACTTCGCCGCATTTGTAAATGGAAAAACAGGACTCAAGGTAGTGCCGAGTTACTACATACCAGCAGGCTCAACAAGGTTGTTTGCGGCGAGAAGACTAAGAGACCACAGCGAATACAGTGGCGCAAGTCCGGATATGAAAGAGATAGATTGGTTTAACCTGTACTCAAATCTACCATCGACTACAGGAAACATGGCTGAGCCTTCTACAGCGTTCTCTCAAATCATAAAGCCAAAAATGACACCTATGCCTATACCAAGAATGGGCCATCACTATGTTACGCCTACTATGGCATTGATGCCCGGACACTACGCACACCCTGCTTACCAGCGTCTCTATGACCTCAACACTGCTTGTAAGAGTTCTAATTATTCACCGGACAGCGATAACTACATTGGTACGCTTGAAGGCACGCGTACATCATCAACTGTAACACTTGCAAGTTCCGGATTTACAAAAGACCCGCTGGTTTGGTTCTCAACTGCTACTGCTGGCTTCGGTCCGAGTGACATACATGGTGGTGCGTTTACCTTACTCACTGAAACTAAAGTGAAGTATGAAGGCTACGGTATAGCCGCCAGTGCCGGTAGTAACGCTGGTGTTATCAACTCTCAAGGAGGGCATACACTTGTCTTAGAGGCAGGTAACACCTATACTTTGAACAACCACTTCCCCGACCCATTAGAGGTGGGTGCATATCAAATTATCATTCAACCGAATGTATTCAAACAACAGTTGCAGGGCTTTCACTTAAATCACAGCGATTCGGTTAAGGCTCCAAGTGAAAGCGGCGACAAAGTAACTGAGTTAACAGGGCAACAGGTAAACACTGTTATCGCTATAGAAAAGGACATGTCGACAAGAGGAGGTTACGCTCTCATACTTGCAGAGGCTATGATGGCTGATGTAAGAGGGTGTGAAGTCATACTGAATGAAGTCATACTCGACATCGAACCGGATGCTGGTAGTCAATTTACCAACTTAGCACCACTCGCTCTTTACAACCCACTGGGTGTACAAGAGACTTCAAGTCCAAGTTTAACAAGAAGAAGCCTACCTTACAGACCCGGTATGTTTGAAAGTTCAACTCCCGGTCGAACACTGACTATACCTTGGTGGGGTATACTGCATAAAGACGGAGCAGAATCAAGTAATGCTGACAAGTTCCGTCATATTGAATGGCATAAGCCCGACAACTACTACGAGTTATGCAGAGTTGGCTACGGTTCAGTAGGAGCGCAGTTGACACTCGCAGGCTACCCAACGACCTATCTCGACATTTACGA